TCCCTGAATTAAAAGAGAAAGCCTTTGAAGAACACGAGTACTGGGAGCCGGACATGGTTTTGGTTGAGGCGAAAGCGACGGGTACGCCCCTTATTGACGAGCTTCGATTACGTGGTATTCCTGCCTTGGGGTTCTCGCCGGGTAAAGGATCTGATAAGGTGACCAGAATGCACATGGTTGCACCTTTATTTGAGGCCGGTGTAGTCTGGGCTCCAGATGACAAAAAGTTTGCGGATGAGGTAATCGAAGAGGTTGTTTCATTTCCTAATGGAGATCATGATGATTTTTGTGATAGTATGACACTAGCACTGATGCGTTTTCGACAAGGAGGGTTTATATCCTTGCTTGGTGAAGAAGAAGAGGAACTGTTTATTCCTCAAAAACGGGAGTACTACTAATGGCCTTACCACCTCTTATGGATTCTGCAATTTCTTTGGAAGATATGGCGCCAAATGAGGCATCTGTAGATGTAGAAGTAAACGCGCCGATAGATTTGTTTCCCAATGGTGCTGAAGTCACTCAAGACGCAGAGGGTGGCGCGATTATTGAGGCACTAGAGGAACTTGCTTTCCAAGGTCAGCTAGAAGCTCCAATGGATCACAACGCTAATCTGTCTGAGTTCCTGCCAAATGAGGCTCTTGGGGAGATATCTTCGGACCTTCGTGCGTCTTATGAGGATGACTTATCATCTCGCGCGGACTGGGAAGAGGCGTATACTAGAGGGCTGGATCAGCTTGGCATAAAACATGAGGAACGCTCTCAGCCGTTTCAAGGTGCGTCTGGTGTTACGCATCCTTTGATTACGGAGAGTGTGACCCAGTTTCAGTCACAAGCATACAAAGAATTGTTGCCTGCGGGTGGCCCTGTGCAAACTCAAGTACTAGGTTTGCAGGATTCGGCTCGTGAAGAGCAGGCGGCTCGCGTTAAAGACTTTATGAATTACCAGATCACAGAAGTGATGGAAGAGTTTGATCCTGACATGGATCAGTTGTTGTTTTATTTACCCCTTTCAGGATCAACATTTAAAAAAGTTTACTATGACGAAACGAGGCAACGAGCGGTGTCCAGGTTCATACCTGCGCAGGATCTGGTTGTTTCTTATATGGCGTCGGACTTACAGACAGCGGCTCGTGTTACGCATGTCTTGCGTATGGATGCTAACGAAGTTCGTAAGATGCAGGTTTCGGGTTTTTACCGAGACATTGAATTATCTAAGTATGAGTCCGAAGACAACGAAGTACGTCAGAAGATTAACGAAATTCAAGGAACATCCAAGACGTATGCGGACGAAGTGTTCACCGTTCTTGAGATGCACGTTGACCTCGACCTTGAGGGCTTTGAGGACATGACTCCTATGGGGGAACCGTCTGGAATAGCTCTACCATACATTGTTACGATGGATGAGGGTTCAGGAAATATTTTAGCTATACGTCGTAACTTTGAAGAGGATTCGGGTATAGCTAAGAAGACACAGTATTTTGTTCATTACAAGTTTATGCCTGGACTAGGCTTTTACGGTTTTGGCGTAATACATATGATTGGTGGTCTTGGCCGTGCGGCTACGAGTATCTTACGTCAGTTAATTGATGCAGGTACTTTAGCCAACCTCCCGGCAGGGTTTAAGGCCAGGGGTGTACGGGTTCGTAACGATGACGAGCCTTTGCAACCGGGTGAGTGGCGGGACATAGATGCGCCGGGCGGAAACATACGGGACGCTATTATCCCGTTACCATACAAGGAACCATCGGCTACTTTAGCACAGTTGCTAGGAGCCCTTGTGGACGGCGGCAGGAGATTCATTTCCCTTGCTGACCAGCAGACAGGAGACGGAAACACTTCCGCCCCTGTAGGCACGACTGTGGCGCTCTTAGAGCGTGGCATGAAAGTTATGTCTGCAATACATAAGCGCCTGCATTACGCACAGAAGACAGAGTTCCGTATTCTGGCTCGTATATTTAAAAACAACCTACCTAAAGAGTATCCATATGATGTGGCGGGTGGGAGCCGAACGATTTTTGTAGAAGACTTTGACAACCGTGTTGATGTTATTCCAGTCAGTGATCCTAACATATTCTCCATGGCGCAACGAGTTACTTTGGCTCAGACGCAGTTGCAGTTGGCGCAGTCTAATCCTCAGATTCATAACCTGCATGCAGCATACAGAAGAATGTATCAGGCTCTTGAGGTACAGAATATTGAAGAAGTATTGCCTGCTCCTCCCGAGCCTAAGCCGTTAGACCCTGCAATTGAGAATGCCCGTGGTTTGATGGGAGAAATCCTGACTACATTCCCTGAGCAGGATCACGACGTGCATATTCGCATACACCTTATGTTTATGAAGACTCCTCTGGTTATGACTTCTCCTCAGTCTATGGGTACGTTTTACGCCCACATACAGGAGCATGTTTCACAGAAAGCTCGTAAGATGGTTATGCAAGAGATCGAAGCTATTTTGAAGAAAGCTCAAGAAGCGATGGCGAGTGGAACGTTAGATCCACAGGCGGGGCAACAAGAGATAATGCAGGTTCAACAGAACATGCAAGACCCTGCTCAGATCGAGCAGATGATCTCAATTCAAATGGAAAAAGTACTAGAAGAAATAATGCCACAGATGATGCCTCAAGGGAACAGTCCTATGGATGATCCTCTGGTGCAAATCCGTATGCAGGAGCTTGCATTAAAAGAGAAAGATTTGGTCCGTAAGACTGAAGAAGACCAAGGACAGATGATGATTGAGTTACAGAGACTACAACAACGCTCTGCTTCAGATGCGGCTAGGATCGAGAGTCAAGAAGAAATTGCGGAAGAAAGAAACGTTGTAAATCGCGAACGCATTGACGTTCAACGAGATAAGATCCGGGGCAGCTAATGCCTCATAGGTTTGTCGTTAAGTTTTGATGGATCGTATAAATGGCTGTTTTAGAAACTATTGCGGCGGCTAACGCTGCGTATTCAATAATTAAGAAGTGTCTTGAGAACGGGCGCGAAGTTAAGGACATGGTGGGCCATGTTGGCAAGTTTCTCAACGCTGAGGACGAGCTTAAGGATGCCGTAAAGCGTAAGAAGAATAATCCCATCTCTGCTATTACTGGCGGGGCCGAAGGGGATTGGGAAGAGTTCCAGGCCCTTGAGAAGCTAAAAGAACAAAGAAAAGAACTAGAGTCTTGGTGTAGATTATACGGCCCGCCCGGCACATGGGACCGCTGGGTTCTTTGGCAGGCGGACGCTAGAAAGGCTAGAAGGGCCGCCTTGAAACAGAAACAAAAGGAACGCGAAGAGCTCATTGAAATGTTGATGATTTGCTTGGGGTGTTTCTTTGCTGTCTCTTCAATGGCCGCATTGATATATGTTGTAGGCAAATACATGGATAAATGGTAATGTTTTTCTTAATGTGGTTTTTGTATTCAAACAACGCCGTGGATGTCTATCAGTTAGGGCAGTTCAGGACGGACAAGGCTTGTGAGTCTGCAAAGTCCGAGGCAATGATTTTAATAACTAATAGTAAAACGAGAATACTTTGTTTTGAGGTTATACCAGAGTAGGAGAGTTTAAGTTATGAACACTAAACTAGATGATTGGAAGGTTTTACCGCGTCTAATGATGCTAGTAACCACCATTATGTATATACGCTGCCTAGAGTGGGCGATGTCACAGCCGGATTTGTCGGTATCTCAAGCGGGATTAATTTCAGTTGTAACGGGAGCTTTCACGGGAGCTTTTGGTATTTGGATGGGTAAAGAATCAACGACCACTGTGACGCAAAACAAGGTTGTACACGAAGAAAGGTATGACAAATGATACAGGCACTCATAGGGCCGATAGCGGAATTAGCTGGGGGCTGGTTGAAGGGCAAGGCATCCGCCCAAGCTGCAACCGCTAACTTGAAGTTGGTCGAGGCGGAAGCCAAAGCTACCATAATGAAGTCTGCCGCCACGTCAGAGGCTGACTGGGAACGTATCATGGCGCAGGGAACCCAGAGTTCTTGGAAAGATGAGTATCTGGTTTTACTTTTCTCGATCCCATTAATACTTGCATTCCTGCCGTTTGAGTGGGCAGATAAAGCTGTAGCTAATGGTTTTGCTGCACTCGACATGATGCCGGATTGGTACTCATATACACTAGGCGTGATTGTTGCTAGTAGTTTTGCCGTAAGATCGGCTACTAAGTTCTTTGGAGGTAAGAAATAATGACATACAAACTGGGCAAAGGAAGCTTGGCAAAGCTTGAAGGCATCGATGAGAGAATGATTGCCGTTGTTAAATATGCAATAGGCGTGACCAAGCAAGATTTCTCTGTGATCTGTGGGATGCGTACCATAGAAGAGCAAAAGGTTTTAGTCGCTAAGGGCGCAAGCCAGACAATGAAAAGCAAACACATCGACGGGTTGGCTGTTGATCTTATGGCGTATGTAGATGGTGCCAGGTGGGAGCTTAACCTTTATGACGAAATTGCTGATGCTATGGCAGAAGCTGCGCGTGAAGTAGATGTGCCTATCGTGTGGGGCGCGTCTTGGTCGGTCCCGAACATTGCTCAATACAGTGAGGGCAGTATGGAAGACGCAATGAATGGCTACATTGATTTGCGTAGATCACAAGGCCGGCGCCCATTTATTGACGGTCCTCATTTTCAACTCGAGGTTTAGG